TGATTTAGCTATTGATGTATGTTTTGGTGAGGTGTCTGACGATGAACGTAGACGCTATCGAAGGACCACAAGAACGGAGAAATTTAAAAATATGGTAAGAGCAGAACTACAAACCCTCTTAACTGAGCATGGAATGACTGAAGACTACACTTTGGAGCTTTTAGAAGCTACTATTCAAAAAGCCAAGGACAAAGGTGATGTCACGAATCTTATGCGTGCTATTGAAAATCTGCAAGATATGCATGGAATGAAGGAAAAACACCTTGTAAAGACTACAGATAAGCTAGAAGCTACTAGTTCTATAAAATTAATCGACGAACTTCGGGAAGAGGAGAAAAAGATAATTGCGACAAGAACCACTTTGGAAGAGGCTGAGGAGACTCAGGAAGATGAGAAAGAGGAAATTTCAGAGTAATTGGATTACGAAGAGAAATACGCCCAACAACAAGCCCTTAAGAAGCTCTATAACAATATAGGGCTTTTTGGTAAATACTGTTTTCCTACCGCTTTAAACAAGGATACCCCTAAATTTCACGTAGATTTATACAAAGCACTGCGAGATGAGGGGCAAAGGCGTGTAGCTATCGCCGCACCTCGTGGTACGGCAAAGAGTACCACTACCTCTCTTATCTTCCCTTTATGGAAGGTGGCCTTTAAAAAGAGCGATGAAGACCTTTTTATAGTAATTATCTCTGAATCGCAAGCTCAGTCCATAAACTTCCTTAGTCGTATTAAATATCACTTAACTATGTCTACTAAGTTCAAAGAGATTTTTGGAGACATGGGAGGAGGAACAGCTAGAAGATGGACTAATAATGATATTATACTAGCTAATGGAACCCGTATTATAGCTGTTGGTACAGGACAAAGGGTCCGTGGGTTCATTGAAGGAGATACTCGTCCTAATCTAATTATTGTAGATGACTTTGAATCAGAGTTAAACGCGAATACTTTAGAAGCTAGGGCTAAAAATCGTAAATGGATGACGGAGGCGGTCATACCCTCATTATCCGATGATGGTAAGATTGTTATGATTGGGACGGTTATCTCTGAGGATTGCTTTTTATACTGGGTTAAAAGCTCAGAAGCGTGGGATGTGCAGTGGTATGCTATCTGGGACGATAATGAGGATAGTATATGGCCTGAGAGGTTTCCCAAGGAAAGAATTTTAGGAATCAAGAAAGAGTTCGAATCTGTTGGTAATATAAACGGATTCTATCAGGAGTATATGAATATAGCACAATCTCCTGATTCTGCTCCTTTTAAACCAGAATGGGTGCAATTGCATCATTTTGACTTTGAAAGACGCAGTGGACAGAATTGCTTAATAAGGAAGGTAGCAGATGAGGAGAAGATTATCCCGATTGAAGTATATTGTGGTGTTGACCCTGCTAGTTCTTTATCAGTTCGTGCTGATTTCTTCTGTATCGCTACTATCGGGGTTGATTCAGATAACAACAAATACGTGCTCGATATTTTCCGTAAAAGGATATCGCCTGCTGAACAGCCTCAAAAGATTATTGACACGTTTAAAAAGTATCGCCCACGTAGAATGATGATAGAAACGACCGGTTATCAGGAAGCATTACGTACAGCGACGCGCGAGATAATGCGTGTTGAAGCATTGTATATACCCGGCTTAGAGAAAGGTGTAAAACCACGAACGCGTAAGAGCGAAAGATTAATGTCTTTAGTGCCTATGTTTGCAAAAAAGCAGTTTTTCTTTCGACCAGAGGATTTAACAGCACAACAAGAGTTCTTATCCTATCCGAAAGGAAAGCATGATGACGTCATGGATGCAGTATGGACTGCACTTGACCGACATAAGCCTTGTAGGGTAGTAGAGTTCATACAAAAGGATAATAAAGATACGGACAGTCAAATAAAGCTTGATTGGATGACTATGTAGTTCGTAAATTATGGCCATGGCAAACTCCACAAAACCGTCAATAGTAGACGAAACTCAACAATTATACAACATTTACCGCCAACGGCGAGAGACTTGGGCTAAGCAGGCTAAGGAGGACAGAGAGTTCCGACTAGGTCGACAATGGACTAAGGAACAAGCCGCAGCATTAGAGGCGCGTGGGCAAGCGCCCATTGTTATAAATAGACTCCATCCAGCAGTAGAAACGGCTAAAGCTATGATTACAGCTAATAGGCCTGCGTTTAGATGTTCCCCTAGAGAAGACTCTGATAGAAAGGTAGCTAATGTTCTTAGCGCCTTACTCGCATATGTCTACGATATCTCTGACGGGCGCAATGTAATACGTGAATCTGTAGATGATTACTATGTTACTGGCATGGGATTTGTTATGGTCTTCCAAGACCCATCAGCTGATGATGGCAAGGGCGAAGTTAAGATAACTGATATCGACCCAATGGATGTCTTCGTAGACCCGAACGCGCGTCACAGGTTCTTTGATGACGCTGAGAACATCATTGTATCTCGGCAATTCACAAAAGAACAGGCTAAGAAGCTATATCCCATGTATAAGAAGAAGATACAAAATGCAGGCGGCTCCTATAATGACGATAGACCAGTAACTCAAAGAACAGACTCAGGGGAGGTACAATTCCCTGAAGATGTTGGTATGGTTCCAGAGAATGAGTACATACGTGGATATGAACGCTATTATAAGATGGAGCTTGAAAGATACCGTACTTTTGAGAGATGGTCTAAAAAGGAAGAACTTCTTGAGGAAGAGGAGTATTTAGGAAATTATATACAGAAGTCTGCTTGGATAATTGACGGCCAGATAGTTACAGATGAAAGGTCTGCTACACAACTTATGCAAATGGCTCAACAGAGAATTGCACAACAGCATCAGCAACAGGTTCAGAAAATGGTTCAAGAGGGTTATGACCCTGAAACTGTACCCCCTCCAGAGCAACAGCCCGATATCCAAGAGGTTACTTATGGCGACCTTATAAAATCAGGTGAAATTGAAGTTGTGCAAGTTACTATAAAAAGATGTTGTCAAGTTGTTGTTATGGGAGATAAACTTTTATACAAACGGGTACTTCCTAGTGAACACTACCCAATAATTCCAATGATAAATATTCATACTCGTACACCATATCCTACTTCGGATATACGTATGGTTCGTGGTGTACAGGAATATATTAATAAGACGCGTTCTTTGATAATTGCACATGCTACTACCAGCACGAATACTAAAATATTAGTTCCTGAAGGTAGTGTAGATATGAGTGAATTTGAACAAAAGTGGGCCATGCCCGGAGTTGCCATTCCTTATGACCCTACTGATGGACCCCCTGTACCCGTACAGCCAAGTCCTCTGCCAAATGAACTTTATAATAATGAACAAACAGCAAAGGCGGATATTGACCATGCCTTAGGTCTCTATGAGATGATGATGGGCAATTCTCAGGCGGCGCCACAAACCTATAAAGCAACCATTTCGCTGGATGAGTTTGGTCAAAGGAAAATCAAGTCAAAGCTGGCTGATATCGAATCAGCGCTTACCCGGGTTGGGCAGGTTGCTATAGCTCTTATTCAGCAGTTGTATACTACTGAAAAGATATTTCGGGTTATCCAACCAAACAATTCAATGTCCGAATATGTTGTTAATAAACGTCTCGTAGATGACAAGGCTAGTGAGATTAAGGTTATTAATGATTTAACAATCGGAAAGTATGACGTAATTGTAGTTGCAGGTTCTACCTTACCAAGCAATCGTTATGCTGAATTAGAATTCTATATGGATGCGTACGCGAAGGGACTGGTTGATAGGCAAGAAGTGCTTAAAAAGACTGAAGTCTTTGACATGGAAGGCGTTATGCAACGTATGGATGCCATTGCCCAATTGCAACAGCAATTGCAGCAAGCTGGCGAGAAGATTAAAACACTCGAAGGCGATTTACAAACTCGTGATAGAGAATCAGTTAATCTTCGCAAAAAAGTCGAAGTTGAGAAGTTTAAGACAGGACTGGATAAGACGCAGAATAAGGCGTCAGCAGCCGCTTCTGTTTTTGAGAAGCGTCTCAACGATGAAGACAAGAACATTCGTACACAAATTAAATCGGCTGCTAAGTCAGCCAATAACTAGACACCCTTGGTACGACAAGGCTCTAATAAATAAGGAAACATTAAACAATGGATAGCGAACAAGCATTTAACGACACCCCTCCAACAGAGGGCTCCGAGAAGCCGTTTTCTTTCGATGACGTGATTTTTGGCCCAGAAGGTGAAAGACAAGCTGCACAGCCCCCTCCACGAACACAGGAGCAGGTAGCTGCAGATGCAGCAGCTCAAGAGCAGGTAACAGAGGCCCCACAAAGAGAACCCGCGCCCGTTATACCTCCTCCGGAAGTAACACCTCCGGCAGAAGGACAAACCCAGACTGATGGTAGTACATATCAGGCTAGGAATGACGACAAAAGGTTTGAATACTGGCAGTCTCAAGCATCTAAATTGCAGAACCAAGTGAAGGAAATGCAGGCTAAGATGCCACTTGTTGAGCATTTGGAAAGAAATCCTCAATTGATGCAACAGCAAGCCCCGCAGGCTCCTGTTCAACAGCAAGAAGAGGAATTCCCACCAGCACCAGAAAAGCCGGGAAGACCACGCAATTTTTCAAGGGAGGCCGCATATACTGATGCCACTAGTGAATCAGCCGCGTACCTTGATGACATGGAAGATTGGAGAGATAGTATGGATGAGTATAGTTCTCTAAAGACTGAATATGAATCTGCAAAGGTTCAGGAGTACTTGGAAACACAAGAGGCTATGCGTGTTCAAATGACCCAAAGACAACAAGCTGATATAGCTCAAAGGCAACAATCGGATGAGATAAATCAGTATGTTCAAGGTCATTATGGAATGAATCCACAGGAAGCACAGGAATTTATTACTGAGTTCTCTAACCCTGAATCTGTGAATATGGATAATTTAGTCCAGCTTTATAGAATGAAACAGGGTGGGGCTGCTCCAGTACAGCAAACAGCTGAAGCTCCTGCAATTCCTTCTCCTGCCTTTCAGCAGACTCAACGTGCGCAACAGATTGCTCCTACCATGGGCGTAGTGTCCGGGCAAGGAAACAGTCAACCTGATGCTCCAGCTGGACAAAAGTTTATGGAGGCATTAATAGGTAAACACAACGATAATAAGGCTTTTTAAGTCTTGGAAGGTTAGGTAAATAAAATGGCAAGTACATATACTGGTGCCACTAACCCGTTTGGTGTAACTACTGGTAGTTCCTTAAATGGAACAGTTACAGAATGGGGTGGTTGGTCCGGAGTCGTCGATGTTGACAACATTAGACGGAAATTTGGCATTGGAGATTACGTAGCTCAGTTGGCTCCCGAACAGTCATTGTTTTTTGCATACTTATCAAGAGTAGCTAAGAAACCTCTGGATGAAACTGTTTGGAAGCCTTTGGAGTATCGCCCCCAATGGCAACGTAGGAACTTTCAAATACAGAACGCGAATGGCGCAGGTATCGCTGTAACTGAAACAGCGGCCGTTGCAGGCAAGGTTGGATTTGCAACGTTAGCAGGCCTAGAAGTTCGCTGCAATTATAACAATGTAGGTAAGGTTACAGCAGCATATGACCAACAACCTATCTATTTGTTAAATGACCAAGTAGTTAGAATACCTGTAATTGAAATCGCAGATAAAATCATCTATCATGTAGCAGCTAAAGTTTCAGCCGTTAGTGGGACTACTATTAGTCTCACATCAGTTGGTGAAGCATTATCGCAAACATTGGCAGATGGAACTGGTACAGCTGAATATCAATTAGTGACATCAGATGATGATAATACTGACCCTAATGGTTATGCCGTAGGTTCGTCTACTGCTGCCTTAGGCACAGAAGGAAAATCTGCTGATTGTCAGGTAATTGGTAGTGCATTTGCAGAAGCTAGCACGTCACCAGATGGTTGGACAGATAAAATCAGTGATGCAGAGTTCTACATGCAGATATTTAAAACTGCTGTACCTCTCATGTCTGGTTCTGCTCAAGCAACTAAGTACCGTGGCTTTTCTGATGAATATCAAAGGGTCTATGCACAGCATGTAATGTCCCATAAAATGGACATTGAAAATGCTATGTTGTTTGGTAATGGATATTATTCAGACCAAGACAACCGATATTCATGGGGAATTGTTCCATTCATTGAATTAATGGGTGGTAAGAGTTTCGCAATGAATGCTAATTCAGACGGTTATGATGCTATGGTTGATATCATGGAATCATTCTTTGCACCTGAAATTGGAAATAGTGGACAGAAACTATGCTTAACTTCTCGTAAAGTTATTGCATGGCTCTCAAAGCTAGGTAGTGCAACTTCAGGTTCTTTCATTTATAACTCACTAGGTGGTAGCATGAGCCAAGTCGGTCAAGGAAAAGACGAGGCTATAGCAACAGCTAATTCCAATCCGTACAGTGTGTCTGTAGATGTAAAGAGCTCTAAGTTTGCTCCAGTTCCGATTACAGCTGTAACGACTGCGTTTGGTACATTCAATTTCGTAGCACATCCACTTTTCCGCGGACACGCTGAAAATACGGTTGCTGTGATTGATTTGGCTAATGTAGCTTATCGTCCTCTAGTTGGTAATGGTTTAAATAGAGACACGTTTGTAGAAACTAATATTCAAGATAACTCTGTAGATGGTCGTAAAGACCAGATTATTACAGAATGTGGCTTGGAAATTATGCTTCCAGAAACACACGCTCTGATTAACTTTTCTAATCTATAGGAGTAACTAATCTATGGGGGCCTTAATTGGCCCCCTTAGATAAAAGGATTTTATGTCAGTAAATTATACACAATACATTGATGGAGTAAAGGTTGCTCATGAGTTAAAATCTGGGGCCGTCCCAAGTGAGAATGTATACAAGACTCATCATATCACAACGGGAACTGTAACAGCAGTACATCCTAATTATATTGATGCTATAAAATCTGTAGGAACGGATAGAATGTGGACTAATGTAGACATTGTAGATTTAGATGGTACCGCAATCAACGGACTAACCATTGAAGAAGCAGACAAGGTAAGGGGCCCATTCAGGTCCGTTACAATTTCAGCAAGTCAAGTGTCGGGGGGAGATACCTCGACTGCACCAAGTATAATAGTATGGGAGAAACTAATATGAGTATAGATAGAAAAAGTACAAATGGTAAGGGTACAAGTCGTATCGAAACAGGCGGTGGCGACCTTAGCACAACTGTTCAAAACCAAAAAGTGACAACTGCACATTTATCTGCTTTAACAGGTGAATATCCGAGCATGAGTGTGAGAAGCACAGATGCAGCTGCTCGTGCAAATATAGAACAATATGCCGAGGCTAATGTTCAAGATGCTAGGACTAGTGCTAAGATAGTTAGAGGTAAAAGCAAAATAAGCACAATGGGTAAAAAGGGACCCTCTCCTTCTGCCAAAGATTCTTATATTACATCTGAAGCAAAAAGGTTCAAAGAAGGTGGAGAATCTATTAGATAATTATGGCCACTTTATATGAACGTATAAATGATAATATTGGTCATGCTGTCTTTAAAACTGCTACGCAGGTCACTGCGAAGTCATCAAATGAATATGGCCCAGATACGGTTGAGGGCACAGCTGATGATACTTGGAATGCAGCGGTTTATTCTGCGGGTGTTGATGGATTTTTAGACCCTCCTGATACTCCGGGATATCCTGACCCTGATACAGGGGTAGCTGATACAAGTTTGTATTTTGAAGGAGCTCCCGGTTTAGACCCTCAATCTAAGGCTGATGATATATTGGTCATGCCTAGGACGCCTATAATCAAAGATTATTATACATCTACTTATAAGGAAGACCCAGAATTTAATGAGTCAAATTATAAGAATATTTTAACTCGTTATTGTAGGCAGGCTATTAGGGATATTACAGACAAGCAGTTAGCAGCCAATCCTAAGGATATGCATTTGTTTTGTCAGAACTTATTCATTATGAATATGGGTACGTTTGGAGACCAGACGAATACTTTGGCTTTTGGAGAGTTTGCTGTACCATGGAAAGATGCTGATGGAGGTTTTTTTATTGACAATAACTATGTTTTGTGGGTAGCCCGTCAATTTGAAGGACTTCAGGTACCCGCACATGAAATATCCCCTGAAAAAGGTCTCAGGGTAACAGATGCTGATAGTATCTATTATTCTGGGACTGATTATCGAAATCCTGTTTTTTATCGGTCTAGTAGTAAATTATATATTTATCCTGCTATTACCGAGACTGAAACAGGTAGATGTAGTATGGTTAAGTTTGATGATAGGTTTACTGTAGATTTAGAGGAGATAGCTTATTTCCCTAATCATTTAACATTCTTAGTGGTATTATATGCTTCTATTAGAGCACTTAAATTAAGCGCTGGTGATATGAGGGATGATTTTGCTAGTAATTATTCTAGTCCATTATTAGTATGGCGTACATTATATGGTACAGGACCTGCTGATGACACTGTTAGTATACCAACTTTACCTACCTTTGTAACTGGTACTACATCATTTGATACGGAAGGATTGGAATATGGTGGCAAACAGCCGGGTATGACTAAAAATTCTGGAGAACCATTAGATGGTGACCCTCCATATACCGAAGAAGCTGAAGGACTAGAAACTATTCAGACTGTTATGTCAAGTTTATGGGATAGAATCCATGATGAAGAAGAACCTGCTTTAGTTCAATCGGAAATTGCTCGATTTGATGTACTGTCTACTGATTATAACAGAAAGCTAACTACTGCAACAAGCAAATTTGGTATGGAATTACAGCTTTATCAAGCTGAATTGAATGATTGGAAAACAAAATTTGACACTGTAATGAATGTGTGGAATCAATATCAACAATCTTATCAAACTAGAATGCAAATGTTAGAACAAGAAATTCAAAGGTATGAAATGGAATATAAATCACATTTCTTCCCAAAACACTATCAAGAAAAACAGAAAGAGGAGGGTAGTATCTAATGGCTGATACAGGCTTACAAAATATTAAATTGCAGGATGGTTATACTAAACTACTGCATACTAAGAGTGGTGACGGTGTAAATGGTTATCTAACACAGGTTGGCTCATCTAATGGCCCAAATATTGTAGGAACTCCTTTATTTATTGGCTCAGATGGAGATACTCAATATGAGAATCCTTTAGTTAAGGTGAAGGCTATGCAAACTAGTGCTCCTTTTCTTATTATAACAGATTCTATGGGTACCTATAACGCAGGAACTGATGAATTCCCAATTCTTACCTTTTGGTCTGATGGTTCTTTCTCTGGAACAGATATGCATCAAACTGCTCCTTTAAATAAAGGACGAGGTGTTTGGAATGGTAAATGTATGTTTGACTTTAATGTTGGAAGAAGTAGCATAGAATTTATGATGGCAACTAATGATTCTAATACTACTATGACAAATGCAACAACTAGTCAAAATTTCCCTACTA